AGTACATTAGCATCAGGAAACTACTCACACGCAGAAGGTGCTAGTACAATAGCAGCCGGAAACTATTCACACGCAGAAGGCGAATCCACAACAGCAAACGGACTCGCTTCACACGCAGAAGGTCTTGCTACAGTAGCATCTGGATCATATCAGCACGTACAAGGACAATATAATATATCTTCTTCAGCTCAATCAGCATTTATTGTAGGTAATGGAACATCAAATGCAACAAGATCAAACCTAATCTTTGCTTCTGGTTCACAAGTACAAATTACAGGATCTTTAATAGTATCTGGGTCAAGTACAACCTCCGGAACACAAATAATAAGTGGTTCATTGGTATTTGCACAACCTACATCACCTGCATTTAATGGTGAAATAGTAAGATTTGGATCAGGCACACTTGCAACGGGACAATTGTATTTCCTTAGCTCATCGGGTACATGGTCACTTGCAAATGCTAATTCAACAGGTAGTAGTACAGGTATGCTGGGAATTGCAACAGGCACATCACCAACAACAAATGGATTATTAGTTAGAGGATATGCGGCAAGTAGTTCATATACAACAGCAACAGGATCAATTGTGTATGCTGCTACTTCATCTGGTTTAATGACAACATCATCTCCTACTTCATCAAACCATGTTGTAAGAGTTGTAGGATATGTAACAACATCCCCAAACACAATTTATTTTGCACCGGACCCAACTTTTATAACATTAGTATAATATGGGAATACAGATTTTAAATAAAGACGTAAGTGTTATTTCTAGCATTGCAGGCACAGCAAAAGCTAGAATTGGTAGCATATTTGGTACAACTGGTTGGGTTGGTGGTTCTTCATTTGATTCTGACGCACAAGCCTTTATTACCGCAGCAGGAATAACTGATAATACCCAACAAACCGCAATTAACACATTGGTGGTAGGACTTAAAGCAGATAGTGTATGGTCAAAAATCGGAATAATATACCCGTTCGTTGGTGGTAACGCAACTTCACATAGATATAACCTTAAATCTGCTGATTCATATCTATTAACTTTCTATGGAGATTGGACTCACGATTCAACTGGGGCTCAACCTAACGGAATAAATGCTTATGCTTCAACTGGATATATAGACTCAGCTTATGGTGTGAATATACACAGGGCCGTTTATTCTAGACAAAATATTGAAGGTACGGGCATAGATTTAGGGGTGAGTTTTCGAATCACTGAGGGGGAAGGCGGTTATGGTGGTTCTAATATATTTAATATTGGAAGCACAACCTTTTTTACTCAACTAGGAGATAGTTACTCTATCGCAAACCATGCAACAACCCCAAATACATTAGGATTATTTGTGTCCAGTAGAACAGGGGCGGGATCATTAGGATTAGATATATCGGGATATAGAAATGGAACCCTACTAAGCACAGTGAACACAAATTCCGGATATGGTATAGGAAGTAATTTTACAATAGGTAATCCTATATACTTATCTGCTAATTACTACTACTATGTCGAAGAAGGAGTGCCGTTTGAGGATGTAACTGAATTCAGTAATAGACAGCAATCGTTCGTTAGTTATGGAGAGGGCTTAACATCAGCTGAGGTTGCTAATTTTTACACTAGAGTACAAGCATTCCAAACAGCATTAGGTAGAGCAGTATAAGATATTGTTGCACGTTAATTTGGATTATCAACATAAATTACATATATTAAAATAAAAAGGAAACAAGCTATGACCAAAAAACTGGACAAAGAACATTTAGAAGAAATTCAACAATTACGTGAAGAATTTGCAAAGAATTCAAATACATTAGGCAATATTGCAATTGAACTACACCTGTTAAACAGACAAACAGAACTAGTTAAACAAGAACAAAACAAGTGTTTAGAACAATTTGAAGCATTAAGAAATCAAGAATCTGTATTACTAGAAAAAATGCGAGAGCGATATGGTGAAGGGCAAATTAATATTGTAGACGGAACGTTTACACTTAGCTCCGGTTTGGTATAATATTATCATATTTATATAAAAAATAATAGGAGTAATTAAATGGCAGAAAGAATAGTATCACCAGGCGTATTTACGAATGAAATAGATCAATCGTTTTTAGCAGGTGGAATTGCGCAAATAGGCGCAGCAATTGTAGGTCCTACCGTAAAAGGCCCGGCACTTATACCTACACAAATAACATCATATAGTGATTTTATTAAAATATTTGGAGATCATACTCCAAATTCATATGTTCCACACGTTGTAGAAGATTATTTAAAATACGGAAATGTAATTACAGTAACACGTTTATTGTATGAAGATGGGTATTATTTAACTAATGGTGCATTAGCAATCACTGCTGAATCGGCATCAACTAAAATTGTAACACATGTACTTCATCCAACAAGACCAGTAACTAGCGAAGGCGCAACATCATTATTTGCAACTTCAACATTAGCATCAGGTACTTCCGGTAAATTTGCATTAACGGTTAGTGGTGCATATGTAGCTCCAGCTGATGCAACAGCAATTGGATTTAATGGATCATTTACGCAAACAGCAAATATATCAGCATCGATTGCATCAACAGACAATAATACTGTTGCAACGGTATTTGGTAAATCTGCATTAAATAATAATTATCCAGTATATGTACAATATGATAATCCAACGGCTACAGCAAACTTTGCAGATATAGCACAAATTACAATGTCATTGAATCGTATAAGCAATTATGAATTTTTACAAGATTATAAGACAGCATCAACACCATGGATTACATCACAAAAAATTGGTTCATCTCCTACAAATTTATTTAAATTTCATACATTATCCCATGGTACATCTGTAAATCATGAAGTAAAAATAGGCATTTCGGATATAAAAACTTCAGCTGAAACATCTGACCCGGATGGATATGGTTCGTTTACAGTAACGGTACGTAGAGTTAAGACACTTAAGTTTGCTGACTCACCATATAGTTCTGCAGATACAGATTCAACTCCAGATCTGGCTGAATCATCATATACAAATTGCAATCTAAACCCAAATTCACCAAATTATATTGTTAGAAAAATTGGTAACAAATATCAAACAATAAATGATTCAAATGAATTAATAATATCTGGAGAATATGCAAATATATCAAAATTTATACGAGTAGAAGTAGATCCGGGAGTATCAAATGCAACTAATGCTGCATCATTAATACCATTTGGTTTTCGAGCAATGAATTCACCAATACCAATGGTATCTGGATCAATTAATTTAGCACCAATTACATATCAAACAACACAAGTTTCAGGAACATATAATTCATCAGTTTATTTTGGATTTAATTTTGATGTAGTTAACAATTTAAATTATATAGCTCCTATTCCAACTAGTGGTTCAACAACTGGATCAAATTCTGATTTTTATTTAGGAAACATATTACAAGATGCAGGAGCAGGATTTCCGGCGGCAACACCATATTCCGGAAGTTTAGAAGGTGCATTAACTGGATCCACATTTTCTACCAATATTAAAAATGAAACAAGAAAATTCATTGTACCATTCCAAGGAGGATTTGATGGAGCAAAACCAAATCTAAAAAAATATTCTGGAGCAAATATTTCTGCAGCAAATACATTTGGATTTAATTGTACTAGTGCAACATCAACTGGAACCGCTGCATATAACAAGGCATTTAGCTTGTTAAGCAATACTGATTACTATGACATGAATTTGCTAGTAACGCCAGGAATTATTGATTCATTACACCCATCAGTTACTAGCGCTGCTAGATCTTTAGCAACAAATCGTCAAGATACATTTTATGTAATGGATTCAAATCCATTAGAGGCTAGCATAACTGCGGTTGTAAATCAAATAACAACGTTAGACAGTAATTATAGTGCAGTTTATTGGCCATGGCTACAAATTCCAAGCAGAAGCCCAAACAAACCAATTTGGGTACCACCATCAGTAATGATACCAGGAGTATTATCATTTAATGATGCCAACGGAGCTCCGTGGTATGCACCGGCAGGATTGAATAGAGGGTCAATGGAAACAGTTTCAGATACATATAAGCATTTAACTCAAAATGATCGCGATACATTGTATTTAGCACGTGTTAATCCGATTGCAAATTTTGTTAATGAAGGCGTTGTTGTTTTTGGACAAAAAACATTGCAAGCTCGACCAAGCGCATTAGATAGAATCAATGTAAGAAGATTATTAATTGAAGTTAAGAAATTTATTGCATCGTCAACCAAATATTTGGTATTTGAACAAAATACATCAGCAACACGCAACAAATTTTTGAATATTGTTAATCCATACATGGAACAAATTAAAGCTCGTCAAGGGTTATATGCATTTAGAGTTATTATGGATGGAACAAACAATACTGCAGATTTAATAGATCAAAATATTATGTATGGTCAAATATTTATGCAACCAACAAGAACCGCAGAATTTATTATTTTAGACTTTAATATTCAACCAACGGGTGCAGCTTTCCCGGAATAGTAACAAATAAAATAAATAATAATTAAAAGGTAGTGTTAATATGCTACCTTTTTTTTTTGTGTTGATATTTATATATAAAAAATAGGATTAATATTATGGCATTATCTGATAGCATCAACCCAAATTTATTAAGTAGCGCGGCAACTCAAAATGAAATGTTTGACACTGCATTTTCATGGGAACCGAAACGTCAACATCATTTTATATTGCAAGTAAATGATATTCCATCATATCTAGTAAAAGCATCTGGAAAACCTACAATTACAAATGGCGAAGTTGCATTGGATATGATTAACATTAAACGATATGTTAAAGGGAAATCTGAATGGAGTACAATTACAATGACATTGTATGATGCAATTGTTCCATCAGGAGCACAAGCAGTAATGGAATGGGTACGACTACACCATGAATCAGCAACAGGTAGAGATGGATATTCATCATTCTACAAAAAACAAATACAGTTACACCAACTTTCTCCATTAGGCGAAGTTATTGAAGAATGGACATTAAATGGTGCATTTATCACTGACGCAGCATTTGGAACTTTTGATTGGGGCAGTGATGCTGTACAGGAAATTGAATTAACAATTCGATATGATTGGGCATTCTTAAACTTCTAATAAAACAATACAAATAAAAAGGAGTCGACTTTGGCTCCTTTTATAATTTAGTTATAAAGGCAAAAATGAGTAACAACAAATTAACTACACGATTACCAAATCAAAACGTTATTGAAACTGCGCGACAGCAGTACGAAAACACGCAACGAAGCAAATTACCTAGCATCGTAATAGATTTACCTAGCAAAGGATTAATTTACCCGGAGGACAGCATACTACGTGATGGAAAAGTAGAAATGCGGTACATGACGGCATTTGATGAAGATATAATAACTAATGCATCCTATTTACAAAATGGAATACTTTTTGATAAATTAATAGATGCTGTATTAATATCTCCAATTAAAGCAAAAGATATTGCACCATTAGACCGAGACATGTTAATTGTTTATTCTAGGATTTTATCATATGGATCAGATTATCCAGTAACAGTAGAAGATCCAAAAACAAAGACCGTTTTAGAACGTGTTGTAGATTTAAGTAAATTAGCTCAAAAACCATTTGATCTAGTCCCTGATAAAAACGGAGAATTTGATTACAAGGTAAATGATGATATTACTTTAAAATTTGCATATAATTCTAAAATGCAAGAAAATGCAACAATTTCACAAATATTAAAACAACTTATTCGACAAGTCGGAACAACACGTGCTGAGTCAGACATTGAACATTTTATACGCTATGAATTTTTAGCGCGTGATGCTAAAGAATTCCGTACATTTTATGTAAAAAATGCTCCCGGTATTAATTATGAGTATGACTTCGAAGGTGAAGATGGAGGCACCTTCAAATCTAGGTTTCAAATTGGATCAGACATTTTTTGGTTTTAGTCCACAAGATAGAGTACAATTACACGAAAACATATTCAATTTATTATGGCATGGCGAAGGTCGATGGGACTGGGATACCATATATAATATGCCTATTTTTCTACGCAAGTTTTATATTAAGCAAGTTAATGCAATAATACAAGAACGAATTGATCGAGCTAAACAACAACAAAAACAAAAATCTCGCACACCAACAAAATCACCTAGGTAAATATTTATATAAAAAGTATGTGATATGGCTTACCCTACATTAGCAGATCTTACAACAACAATTAACGGTATGATAACAAATACCGGTCAAATGTTAGACGCCGGCGTCAAAATGCGCAATTCTTTAGTTGCCAGCGTGGGTGGTATGAAACAGTTGGTAGACGAAACCATGCTATTAAATCGTGGACTAAGTACACAAATTGGGTTTAACGAAAAATTAATTGATACATATGTAGATTTAGCAGCTAAATCACTAGTTTTTGAATCTAGAAACAAAGATCTTAATAAAACATTTGGAATAACATCAAAAAGCGCTGCACTAGTATCGCAAACAATACACAAATTAGCAAAAGCACATGGATTCGCCGGAGAACAGGCTATTGGATATGCCAACAGCATAAAAAAATTGTTGCCAACTTATCAACAACAAGGTAAAGAAAATGACAAAACTTATAAGTCAATGCAACGTATTCAACATGTATTAACTACTAATTTAGGATTAACGGAAGAATCTACTGCAAAATATACTTTATATGCATCAAAAAATGGTGAAAATGCTGATACAACGTTGGCGTTTGCTGCCGCTTTAGCAGACACTCTAGAAGACACAGACGGCACAATGGGTTACATGAAAATGGCTATTGAAGGGATTGCAGAAGCTAGCGAAACTACTCAATTGCAGTTTGGTAAAATTCCCGGAAATTTAGAAATGGCTACCATTAAAGCAAAAACATTAGGATTTGAATTAGATGATTTAGCTGACTCAGGAAATCATCTATTAGACATAGAAAGCAGCATTGGACAAGAATTAGAATACCAACTATTATCAGGCCGCAGATTGGTTGGTGATTCAAAAGCATCAGCTGAATTACAAGGTAAAAGTTTAACAAATGCATATCGCGAAGCAACATTACGTGGTAATATGAGTGATGCTGCATCTGTATTAAATACAATTCTAGAACAAGAAGGCGATGTATTAGAAGACAACCTATTTGCACGTAAACAAATGGCCGATTTGATGGGAATGGATGAAGCATCTCTTTCTAGAGCATTGCAAAAGAAAAAGTTGTTAAGTTCTCAGCCAAACTTGAACATACTTATGAATCTAAATGGCACCGAATTACAAAAAACAGCACAACAGATGCTAAAAAACGGTGAAATGACGCAAGATACATTTGATAAAATATCCGAATCAAATGATACAAGAACAACTGATGATATAATGAAACAACAGTTAAATGTAGCCGTTGAATCTTTAGCAACATTATCTGCAATGTTAACTACAACACAATCAGACAACGTTAAAAAACAGCGAGAAGCCCTTACTGATGCCGGTTTAGGCGAATTTAAAAATGCATTGCTTGATTTTAACGAGGGTGATATGAAAGGTGCCGGCAGCAATGAATATGTAACTGACATGATAGCAAATGCCGGGGTGATTGCCGGACAAATCCCGGCCGGGAAGATGCCCTCTTATGAGTCCAAATCCACCACCGCTACCACAACCACCACCGTCCCAGACGCTGTCATTCCTGCAGGGTATGGCGATCGCATATTAACATTTCCAGAAGATACTTTGCAAGCCGATGTAGCATTTAAAAACAATGATACAATTGTAGCAGGCACATCTTTAGCTGGAAACAATTCTTCTACAACATCAACCGGCGCCACCGGAAACAATTCTTCTACGTCACCAGGAGGAGCCACTGACAATGTATTATTAGCGGTAGGACGTATGATTGTTGCTGCAATTAACTCTAAAGGTAGCAATTTATTTGCAGCAACAACCATGAACGATTCAACTTATCAAACTTAAGGATAATTATGTCTACAAATCCAACTACCGCGGCGTCATCACAATTTACGGCTCCATATGATATATTACCAAACCCGATATTTACAAATCCAACCACTGCGGCGTCATCACAATTTACGGCTCCATATGATATATTACCAAATAGCATAAACTTAAATCTATCAATTCCAGCAAACGTAACCATATTTCCAGAAAACGTGCGCGCGGCATCTAGCATCAATATTATTAGATCTGATTCTAATTTGAATACCAATGTTTCTTTAGCAAGTACAGCAGCCAAATTACTTGGCGTAGCTGCAAATATTGTTGGCAGTCAAACAGGTATTCCACAAGTTGCACAAATAGGACAATCATTTATTGGGCGATTTGCAAATAATTCATTGTCTAGCACATATGTTACATTGCCTATGGAACGATTATTGAGACCAATACCAGGCCTGAAATATGCAGATTTTAGAAGTGTAATACCAATTCAAGGCAGTGTTAATAGCAAATCATTAACAGACTCTGAATCTTATAAAAACTCCGGATTATTTGAAAAACCATCTCAATTGGTAGCAGCTGCTACAAGTCGTAGAATAGACGGTACGGCCTCTGCGTTGCGCGGCAGTTGGAAGAGTGTTGCATATGCAGCAGCCGCAATATCACCTGTTGGTGCATACACTATTTTTAATTTAGATGGCGCCGGCGCAACCGGATTTGGTTGGGGTGACCATGACAATCCATATGCAAATCGCAAAGATTTTACAGCAATGAGTCATGTTGCAACCCGATGGAAAAAATCTAAAGCAGACTCAACAGGAAAACTACTACCAGGCGGATATGTTGCTAATATAAATGCATTAGCTCAAATAACAGCATTTAGAGGTGACAAAGTCAATGTTATTGATTTTGGTAAACGTAAATTAGCCGGAGCATATTTATGGAAACCTAGATCCGGAAACAAACTAGAAAAATTAGCTGATAACTTGAGTAACAAATTAAATATTACTCAAGATTTTATAAAATTCTTTTTGACTGGACCTGCATTGTATAATGGTAATATTGATGCTGAAGACGATATCATTGTTTTCCGTGCAGCAATTACTGCATTATCAGATTCATATACAGCAAACTGGACTCCTATTAACATGATAGGCAGAGCAGACCCAAATTATCATTATAGTGGATTTTCTAGAGATGTAAGTTTAAGTTTTGATATATATGCAACAGATCGAGATGAAGTTAAACCCATATATAGAAAACTTAATGCATTAGCAGGATATACTGCACCAACATATAATCCAAAATCAATTGTAATGGAAGCACCATGGATGCGATTAACTATAGGTGATCTATATCATCAACAACCGGTTGTATTAACATCACTATCATATAC